AATTCGTTATATAATGTTTCTATCAATATACGACATTGTTGTTCACTAATATCCCATACATATTTTGGTAATTTTTTCTTATATTGAATTTGATAGAAATGAGTATATAAATTTTCATTATCTATAATTACTTTACCACTATTTTCAACTTTATATAGTATATTAAGCTGTTTCAATACATTTTCAACTTTTTGTATTATTGTTATATTTGATACATGTAAATGAATAGTAAGTGTTTTTGTATGTAATTTACCACAATATATGTAAATACCAAGTAATAACAACATATTATCCATATTGATTTTCATGTTTTCTACAATACTATCATATATGTAGTTATTGCGATTTCTCATTGTTTTCTGAAAACGCGCGGTCTTATTCATTACATCTTTTGCTTCAATTAGTGTATAATCAGATCGAAACATTTTCACATATAATTTGTGATTCATAGTACATGTAATTCGTAAGTGTTTAGATCGCAAATTATACATTACATCATCATGATCATAATTATAAAGTTCACTTGGATTCTCATAATGTAATGTTCCCTGAATACCCATTGTACATACTTTATGTTTTTTTGTAATGTGTTGTATTTCGATCCATCCTTTATTAGTCAAGACCTGTTGAGTAGGTAATGCGCAAAATTTATCACCATATATGGGTTTTCTATGATTTCGTACGCGCACTTTTGCGAAATTATATCCATCTCCATTTCGTCCTGTATAATTTTTATCAATATATGTCTCTTCACTTGTACTATAAACCACACTCTGATCTTCATATTTGATCACTTTGGTATGATCATTCCGATTTTCTTTTATTGGAATGGTTTTGGCAATTATTACATCACGATTATTTACCAAACTGTTTTCGGGTATAAAACCATTGGAATTTAGCTTATTATAATTTCCAAATTTAATACCCTTTGTCTTTGTAGGATCCGGTTTACATCTAATAATCTCATCCCGAATAATATTATTATCTTCATCACGTTCGGTATGATAAATAGTGGCACTGAATAATCCACGATCAATTGATCCTTTATTTATCAATACACTATCTTCCTGATTATAACCAGTATGAGTCATAATCGCAACATGGATTTGCGTTCCAGAAGGAATTCGATTTAATTGGATAAAATTCATCAACCTTGTATCAACTAGTGGACGTGTTGGATATGTTAAAACATATGATGTTTTATCCATTCTGCTGTCATAATTCATAGCATAAACACCAACTGCTTGTTTTGCCATGGCACATTGATATGTATTACGAGGTGCTTGATTATGATCAGGAAATGGTGTACAAGATGCCAATACACCGAATATTGTACTTGGATGAATTTCACAATGAGTATACAATTTCAAATTAGGCAACGCGTCTTTTGATTTCATATATATCAAGGATGTTTCTTGTTCGTCAGGATCTAAGTATTCAATAACAGATTCATTTAATTTCGCGGAAATTAACATATCATTCCAATTAAACTCATCATTTGATAATTTATCAATAATTTCTTTAGTTATTATTAATTCACCATTATTTACACGTAACAAAGGGCGTGTTAAACGGCCACCATCGTCACAAATACGAATTTCACATTTTTTACAATTGAACATTATAGATGTGTAAATATTTATTATTCCTCTATGTTTCTTATTTTTCATTTCTTGATAAAGTTCAAGAGGATCTTTGGCCATTCCTATCCAACAACCATTTATAAATACTTTTACATTATTTACAATACTTTCAGATTCAATTGTATCCAAATGATAAATGTATGGTTCGATATATGTATATAATGATTCACTATTAGTCGGAATAGTAATATGCGTCATATAACTAATTGCTTTCACTACACCAATTGATTGACCTTCTGGCGTTTCAGCTGGACATAAAAATCCCCATGTTGTATTATGTAATTTACGAGGAGCTACCAATTCACCACTTTTTTCTAATGGTGTATTAATACGACGCAAATGACTCAAACTTGACATATATGTCAAACGATTTAATACTTGGGCTACACCCACCTTTGTACTATTCATCTGTTTGATACTGAAATCGCCTGTCGCTAACGCACGTGTGATACCATTCTCAATAGTGGTTGTTTTCACGATCTTATATATATTCGTCATATTTATGATATTCTCATAATCTTCACTTGATCTCCAAGAACCATTATTAATCTCACGTATCACTTGTTTCTGAATTTCCTTAACCATTTTATTAAAATAATTACGAAACAAATTATTAATTAATGTTCCAGTGAGTTCAATGCGTTTATTTATATAAGAATCACGATCGTCTTTCCCTCTCCATCCTAGTGCGGTTTGAATTACTTGACTTGTCATATATCCTAGGAAATACAGCTTTTGAATTTTCGTTTTACAATGAGGAAATATATCATTCTCTAATATATCCAAGGCAAAATCGTACTTTTTCTTCGCTCCTGTTTCCTTGTCCATATTTAATGGAGTATACATCACCGATGATACAATATGTTTCAATGCTTCTTCTTGTGTCAAATACTTATTGGCATCAATAATTGAGGCTTGTAAAAAGTTCAGAATTTCCTCACTTTGTTTATTATGAATATCATAAACAATATATTTACATATTTGTTTATCACTTGTAATACCAAATGCTCGAAATAATACTACAAGTTCAACCGGATTTTTAATACGCGGAATATTTACGAAAATTCCATATCCAAAACCATTATTTTTATTTGCAATAAGTACTTCAAAATGTTTTGGAGAAATACATTTATTATCAGGAATCGATTTGATTTCACCGTAACATAACCACTTTGTCGTATTCTTTCCATCGAAACAATACACGCGATTTTCGGCAGCGCGTTCTTGTCCCAAAACGGTTTTTTCTGATCCCTTAATGATAAAGTATCCACCTGAATCCATAGGGCATTCACCAGTGTGTACATGTGATACGTGTTTCATTTGTGATAGAGTACAAATACTGGATTTTATCATTATAGGCATTTTTCCAATATTTATTTTTGTTAATCTCTTAGTTATAACTGTAGGATTATCCATTTTTTCTGTATTTCTTATAATATATTGTATTTGAATATCAATAGTCATCGTTGACGCATACGTGAAATTTCGCAATTTGGCCTCTTGTGGAAGCATTATTTTCGTTGCGCCATTATTTTCATGTATTTGTGGCGGATGGACCTTGAAATTTTCAAAATACAATAATACTTCTAATAAATATTTATCATTTTCTTTTACATAATCATTTTCAGAATGTATGACTACCGGATTGAACATTTCAATTGTACGTTTCACTTGATAACTTATAAAATGATTATAAGATTCAATTTGATGACGCACTAAACGCTCTAAGTGTTGACCTTTAAAATATGATTCAATAATTGTAAACGGTTCTTCGACATAATCCCCCAATTTCGAAAGCATATGATCACTTTTTTCAGTAGTCATGTTAGTGATAGATTCTATTATGTGTTCCATTTATATTTATTAAATCAATGTTAATATTATGAATCAATTTTTTATAATAATTTATATAAATAAGTTAAACACATTTTGATTTCATATCATATATATGAATAATTTTGCTGAATTTCTAGACAGCTATAAAAATAAAAGTACCGATTATTTTAATATAGTAGAACTTATTCGAGTGAATGATATAGAATATAAAACAATGCTTCACTCTTCGAATCATTCATTATTATCTTATAATATGAAAAGTAAATATGGCGATAATTCAAAAACTACGAATATATGTAAAACTTATGATATGTGGAAATCAAATCATGAAGTCGATGTCAGTTTTAATATTGAACAAAATGAAGTTTATATTGACTGTCAAGTGAATACATTAAATGATTTAATCAAAATTACTAATGATTATGCTTACGATAAATTAAATAAATATAATATCGACTTGAAAACTTTACATATGATAAAGGGTGAATTAATATTACTCAATGATATGATTGGAATGAAAGAACTTAAATCCAATGTAATGAATCAAATTCTATATTTTATTCAAAATTTACATATACATAAAGATGAAAGTGATTACAAACATACAGTTTTATATGGTCCTCCAGGTACTGGGAAAACCGAAGTAGCCGAAATAATTGGTAAAATGTATTCTAAAATGGGGGTTTTAAAAAAAAATATTTTTCGAAAAGTAAACCGTAGTGATTTAATTGCCGGTTATTTAGGTCAGACTGCTCTTAAAACAACAGATGTCATTAATAGTTGTATAGGCGGATGTTTATTCATAGATGAAGTATATGCTTTAGGAAGCGACGAAAGTTATTCCAAAGAATGTATTGACACATTAAATGAGTGTTTAAGTAGACATAAAAATAATTTAATGGTAATTATTGCCGGTTATGAAGATGATATAAAATATCAGTTTTTCAACGCAAATAAGGGACTAGAATCACGTTTTATATGGCGTTTTCATATTGAACCTTATAATAGTAATGAATTATACAAAATTTTCTGTAAAAAAGTGAAAAATATTGAATGGACATTGGATGATTCTATTGATTGTAAATGGTTCGAAAAACATAAAGATAATTTCAAATTTTATGGTAGAGATATTGAGATGTTTTTGTCACATGTAAAAGTATATCATTCACGACGCGTATTTGGTAACCCTGATGGTAAAAAATGTATCAAACTTTGTGACTTAGATTCGGGTCTATTGACTTTTTTGAAACATAAAGAAAAAAAAATGATTCTTAATCATTACATTTAGGCGTATTTTGGTATAAATATAATATTATGTTCTATTTATTATTATATGAGTGAAAAAAGAGTAATTAAGATTAATGAAGATATGTTTAAAATACCTGGGAGAACGCAGAAAAAACGGAAAGAATCATCTTCCGCAATAAAGGTAAAACCGCCCAAAAAGGAAGAAAAAAATAATACATTGAAACGGAAATTATTACAAATAATTCGAAATAAACAAAAGGAAAAAATAAAGGATCAATATGATCCAAAGGATGCCGAAAAGGTGGAAACATTTGAAAATGATTTCAATGCGTCAATGGATTATTTATCAAATTTATCCGCCAAACATGTTACACCAAAACTGAATTCAACTTTGAAGACACATGTACCAGTTAGTGAAAATTTACATTTAGAATTACCTAGTGAATTATTAGAACGCGATGTTACAAATAATATACCAATACAGAAACCCATTTTCAGTACCACACCCCAATTAAATACTCCAAAATATGGATGTTTGAAAAATGGTAGTTTACCAACTTTTCGAACTTGGAAAAGTCAAACACAAAAAAATACTGAATTTATTGAACCGTGTATTCAACCTACAAACCCAATAAATACTATGAACTATATACCACCTGCTATAACATCATCGAGTGATTCAAAAAATTCACTTGCTCATGAAACACCAATAATGTTGAATAATTATAAACAAACTCAGAAAATGATAAGAGAAATACAAGAAGAAAATACTACTCCTCTACCGAAAAAACAGAAAAAAACTATACGCCGTAATTTTACAATAGGACGTCATAAGTACAAACCAGTTATTTCTGTTTTAGTATCTAATAGGACATTACGTAATCGTGCTTCGACACAACAAAAACTTTTACAACAAACGCCAATCGAAGAAGTAAAGAAGCATCTAGTGAAACAAGGATTGATCAAAGTAGGGTGTATCGCGCCAAATGATGTATTACGTCAAATGTATGAATGTAGTATGATGATGTGCGGTGAAGTGAAAAATCATAATCCTGATTATTTATTACACAACTTTTTGAATAAAGATGAGTAATCATTTTATTTCATATTATTTTTTATAATTCATATAAACATTTTTTTATATGAACTTTAATGTCTACGTCTATTTTCAAAGAATACTTAGATTTAACTTCAAAATACAAAGACGAATATGGTGAAAAAACACTTGTTTTATTACAAGTTGGAGCATTTTTTGAAATATATGGTCTGAAAACGGATAATGGTGAAATTATTGGATCAAACATTGAAGAAGGTTGTTCAATTTGTGAACTTAATGTAGTTAATAAACAAGCGACATATACTGATAATAAATACAAACGTAATAAAAATTCGTCATCGCATGTTTATGGTGTCATGGGTGCCGGTTTCAAAGATTATAGTTACGAAAAATATGTTCAGAAATTATTGAAAGAACAATATGTAGTCGTTGTTTATATACAAGAAAAAACGGACACTGAAATAATACGAAAATTAGACACAATTTATTCACCCGGTACGTATATAGCAGTCGATAAAAATGATAAAATAACTAATAATATTTGTTGTATTTGGATGGAATCATTCAAACGAAAAGGAAAGGAGTTTTTAGTATATGGTGTATCTATTATTGATATAATTACCGGTAAAAGTTATATATTTGAACACGATGTTGAATATTCCATGAATCCAACTACATTTGATGAACTTGAACGCATTATGACAACGTTTTATCCAAGTGAAATTATTGTATTAACTAATATTCCACAACGCGATATGGAAACAATATTACATTTTGTAAACACGTCAAATGTTATGACACAATATGTTTCTTTGGAACATGAAAAAGCGGTTAATTGTTCAAAACAAAAATATATTCATCATATTTTAGGTACATTCTTTGGTAATAAATCTATATTTCAGTGTAAAGAATTTGATAATTATGCTATGGCAACACAATCATTTTGTTTCTTATTAAATTTTGTTCAAGAACATAATTATTCATTAACGCAACATATTGATTTTCCTTTGTTTAACAATCATTCAAATCGTATGGTATTAGCAAATCATACATTAAATCAACTTAATATTACAAGCGATGGTCAACATAGTGGTGAATTAAGTTCCGTTTCAAATTTTCTTAATAAATGTATTACGCCTATGGGACGACGTAGTTTCAGTTATAATATTAATAATCCAATTTTTGACAAAGAATTATTACAAACACAATATCATGATTTGGAAATATTTGTACACAATGATTGTGTACCTGAAATACGAATATTATTGAAGGAAATCAAAGATTTGGAAAAAATAATACGTTTAATTGTAATGAAAAAAGCATATCCTAGTCATTTATTTCATATTTATAATTCTGTTTTTGTTATACAAAATATAATAACTAGTTTACATAATCATAATATATATCAGTTTGACATCATAATTGATAATATTACTGATTTTTTGGAAACACATTTTAATATTGATATCATACGAACCATTAATTCATTGAATTTTGAAGAAAATTTTATTAAACCAAAAGTATCAGAAACATTAGATATTTTGATCAATGAACAAAGAAAAAATAATATTTTATATGATGAAATACATAATTATTTGAATAATCTTATGCGTACAACACCTAAAGATAGGAATATAGAATTTGTTAAAAAACATGAAACTAATAAAAGTGAAAGTCTGGTTA